TCTGATGGTTACATTCTTATTGATCCATTCCTGTCTCTGCTCATAGGTATCGAACTCTGCGATTACTTCCTCGGTATCCCAATTCTCTACATAATACTTTGTCATTGCCTTGCCCTCCTTGTTTAACAACCTGTCTGATAGATTACCTTGTTAGTGTCTTTTACTTTTATTCTCACTTCGTAATTGGGTATTTTTACTTTTTCCTCATAGAATTTCGCCATTTTTTCAGCTTCTTCGATGGTGTCAAAATAATGTAGGTTTACCCATCTGCCATTTGCCCATCTTGCTCTATGGCTGTATTCCTGTAATATGTATGTTTCGTGTGTCATTGCTGTAACCTCCTTGATTCATACTCTTATTATATGCCATTATTACCAAAAAGCAATAGTTTTGTATTACATAATTATTAACGTAATATTACATACTTTTTCAGGCAAACAAAAAGCTCCACCGGGCGGAGGAGCTTAATGTCTTAAGGAGGTTATCTTAAAAGAAAACCATAATTATCTTACAACAAAACGGTTCAAGAAACAAATTACTTTTTCTTCTTCATACCTTTTGACTGGCCATTCTTCTTAGTGCGTTTCTTTTTCTTGACAATAATGGTAGCCATAGGCATCACTCCTTCTTAACCAAACGTGAAGCTGAGCAGTAGCCATTGATACCGTTATAGGTAGCCTTAGCCCAACCGGAAGGTGAAATTTCTGAAACTTCAACTTCAGATCCGACCTTCATCCGAGCAAGGACCTGACAATTTGTATTCGGTCTCACTCTCAATCTTAACGGAAGGCCTGTATTAGTCTTGACCTCATAGGTTGTCGTTTTCTTTGCTGGTGTGGACGGCTTCTTTTCTGCAGATATAAGCTCGTTAACCCTTGCCTGTATTCTGTTTCTTCCATCCTCGCCATAAAGCTCGATAAGCCTTGCCTTGCGTTCAGGATCGTTGCCGTATTTTCCTTCCCTTACGTCCTTGGCAATAACAGTCACTTCATCGTCTGTAAGCGAAGCAGGAGCTGCAGGAGCAGGTGTCGGTACAGGTGTAGGCTCTGGATCTTCCTTAGGTCCTTCCTGCTTAGGCTCATATCCGGTGTATCTTGGTCTGCCTGCACCATCGATCTTTTCATCATTGAAGCTGTAAGACTTCTTCGCTACCTTGCCACCGTTCGTGTTACCCTCGACTGTCTCGATTTTATCTCCAAGTCCTACGATAAGACCTGTGTGATACAGCTTTCCGTCCTTCTTCTTGAAGAATATCTTATCTCCAAGCTGGAAGGCATGAGGATCCGTTATGTATGCCTTATTCTTCTTGAAATATTCAACTGCAAACTTGCATGACGCTCCGCAGTTGTCTTTGTTAGGCTCATACATGACTGATCTGACATACTTTGCTGTCTGTGGATCCGAAGCACGGAATACCATATCATCAACGAAGATGGAACAGCTGTCCGCTACTCCATTCTTCGGGAAGTTATAGAATTCAACAGAATCGAGCTGCTTTGAATACTCGTTTGTCTTTCCGCATTCCTTACCGACCTGCTGAAGTGCCAGATCGATTACGGTCTTTATATAAACTTCACCCATCTGCATCCTCCTTGTGAATACCATCTGCAAGACCTTCACCAATGATGTAACCTACTACTACTGCTGCATCCATGATAAGAGCTGCTATCTGCTTGCCTGTCTCTTCGTCATGTGTAATGAACACATAGATTCCGAACACCAATGCAATAACTGCAAGCCAGAACTTTCTTGATGTCAGCTTCCTCTTCCAATCGATCTTGTCCATAGTCGTTACCTGTCCTTTCTGTGTTCTTTTATATTTAATTGCGATGTAATATCGTCAATCCTGTGATGAGCTGATTTTGCAGACTGCTCCACTACAATCAATCTTTCCTTCAGTATATCAGCATTTGAAGCATACTTATCAATCTTGGTATCTACACTCTTGATATCCTCTGACATATTCTTCATCTTCTCATCAACTACTTGATCATGAGCCTTGTTTGATGATATTGTGGCTACGACAGAGGGAACCGCAACGCACAACCCCGAGATTAATGCTACTCCGATATTTACCCAAACTTCGTCCATTGGTATACCCCCCTTTCTTATACTTCAGTAAGCATATATTCTACCGTCATGCTTTGTGCCGAAGTCTTAGTTACAGGAGTATCAAGATTAAACTTGGTAGCTAAATAGAGCTTACATATTGAGATCATATTCGCTGATGCATTAGATCTAAATACAGGTGAACTAATTTTATTTGAGAGCAAATAGTTATAGATCGGGGTAGCGGTAGGTGCTCCTGTATCTTTTTGTGCAAGTGCAAAAGTCTTATCTCCATTTATCAGAAAACTATCGTGAACGATAATTCCTCCAAGAGCAGTAAACCTCTCGTTTGCTCTTGCGTTCGATGCTGGGCAAAATTCACTATACTCACTTGTATCAACTTGTGTTACATCAGCAGTATTAGACAGATTAAGTTTATAAATCAAGTTAGGATTTTCATAACTTCCATTACTATCATAACCATACAAGAATAAATAATCACCAAAAATCATAGCTGGTGTAGGCGGTATGCCAAGACCATGCCAATCTCCTGTTCTCATTCTTAATTTCCACAGAGAAGCACCCGTAACTGTTATTGTTTGATGTGTTACTGTTCCATCGTCAAGGTCAATATCATCACGATAAAGTGTTTCTTCTCCCTGAGTAGGAACTGCGAAAAGGACCAACTTATTATTCGCAAAATCAAACCAATAATAACAGTTATTATAATACCCGTGGCTTTCCTGTCTGTTATAAGAATTCGGGAGCGTAGCCGTAATAGACGTTGTGTAATCAGTAAGCGGTAAGAGCGAACCGCCTTGTAACTTGAACTTCGTGTTATTTATCGGTGTCTTATAAATGCGAACAGTAGTATTGTCCACAAGATAGAAATTATAGGCAATATTATTGTTAAGTCCTAACACATAATTAGCATTATCCCCGTAAGCAGTCTGTCTTGAAATACAAGCTACATCTGCAAAGGGATTCAGAAGCCTCTGGGCATTCGATATCACACCAGCACCATAGGATCCTACATCACTATGAGTAAGACCGAGGCTGCTGATTACGCCATTACCTGCAGACGTTCCCCATTCAAAGACCAGCTTTGTGGATCCTGCTGTCCTAACAGTTCTCGAGCTATCCGGATTGCCTCTGGTCAGATCATCTGCTTGGTCCGTAATCGTTGTCTGTCCTGCATGTGCTCTGACAGGATTGGAAGTATAGGCCGGGATTCCGTAATCATTGACAGCTGATGTATCAAGAGGATTTCCGAAGACAAGGACACCACCAAGCCATGTCCTATATAAGTCTGCAAAGTTATGATAGTTCATCAGTCCACCATAATTGCCAGCGAATATATGAGCCAGAGCATTAGTCGGAGCATTGTGCTTCTCGATCACCTCTGTCTTGCCGTTATGAACATTCTTTAAGGTCATTTTGACACTTCCTGCAAGCATAGGCAGGTCGAGCTTATTCACCTGAGGATCATAAAACCTGTCCGTTCTTCGGATCCTTTTCATATCCATTGTCTGTCTCCTTCCTTCTTCAGTAAGATCACCCGGTTCTTACTGATATTATACATAAGTATACTTAATTCGTTTCTAATTCGTGTGAAGTGTGTGCTATCTCTTTCGTTCCAAATCGTGTAAAACCTTTATCAAGCATGACTTCTTCTGATAAGATACTGATACCATTCAACTCATCAATACCCCAAACATAAGCTAAGAAATGTGTTCTCTTATAATATAGGTTTACCAAGTTTTTTATGATGAATCGCAGGAGTTTATTTATCATTTTTCCTTCTCCTTTCTATTGCCTGTTAGTGCAATACCCACAAGACCGATAATGCCAATTAGCAATTCCGAAAATAAAAATATAAAACCGATAATTCCTTTAATGCTCATTTGTTACCACCTTTATTTTCAAGGAATGTTTTTAGAAAATAGCAATACTCGCAATTCACTTCCATTTCCCTATCAACCTCGTTACAATCACGGCAATTATCTTTTATAAACTTGATAATATCCTCGTTGCTCATTTGTTACCTCTTTCTTATTTTGCGTGAAATGTGCAATAAATGCACTTTGCAATATTCAACGAATGATAGAATTCTAATTTTTATCCGTTGCTTTCGTGGCATTTCTGTTAGTATCTCGTTCCATAACTCGTTGAATGTCATTTACTATCACCTTTCTTTTTTGCATCTAACCACTTGAAAAATATATGAGATGAAATAAAAGCGGTTATAAAAACTATAATTGTTGAAATTATTAGCCAAGCCATTCTCGTTACCACCTTTCAAACTTATCAACAGAAAATCTGTTTATAACTTTCTAAACATCAAATCCATTACTTCTCAAATACCATTCCGTAAGTGGGTCAAAAATACGATACTCTGCAAGGTAGCAAAATAAAATAGCAATCTTAAATTTAAGTCTTTGCATCATTACTCACCACCTTTCTGTTATATTGTAACCTATGCCGTTTCACTAACTTGGTTAATCTTGGTTAATCTTGGTTATCGGGTTGTGGCATAGGTGGTTTAACTTGTTGCAAATTATTGCAAGTTGGTTGCAAATTTATCAACAGAAAATCTGTTTTTAATCCGACTATCACGGTTGCCCAAAGGTGGACAGTTATGACTTCCGCATTTTCAAAACCTCGAAAACATTTTGAAATATGCCTTGAAAATTTTGAAAGTTATTTCAAATTGTTATGTTCTGTAATACAAGCAAGTGATATTACAAGTAACATTAGTAAACGCTTGGTCATTCAATAATCGAATAGTCCTTGCACCTTGTAACATAGCACAAAGAACACCGCCCGAAGTCTGTTGATTTATGATAACCCCGATTATTACGGCATTTGCGTCATCACCCGTGAAATAACTTGAAATATCAATGTCTTTGTAATAATGAGGTGTCCACGCTACACCCGTAGCCCCTGTTATGCTTATTGATTTAAGGCGTAACATAGTCATTTTACTTGCGTTAACCTCATTCACCGCCCCGACAATACTTGACTTGTCCGAGGTCGTGAGTTGAGAGAGAGAGCCGATAACATTGTCAATAGTGGTCGCAGTCCATTTTGACGGGTCAAAAGTGCCCGTAGTGTTGTTCGTGTTGCAGATATATAAAGTATTATCATATATCGTTACATCACCTGTGTTATATGTATGTGTATCATCATACTCGTCCGCAATATTCTTGTCTTTTGCAAGTTCGTTGATACCACCAATAATAGTTTGATTATCTGTTTTAAGGTCAGAGTGTACCTGCTCTCCGCAGATAGCGTCTCCGAGTTGTTCCAAGGTAGCATTCTTGGTCTCGAGCTCTCCGTTATTCCTCTGGTAGACCACAAACAGATCCGTGAGCTTAGACTTCAGGACATTTGCATAATCTGCTATCTTTCCCATATTATTCCTCCTTATTCTGTAAGTTGAACTGGACTTAACCCTGTAAATGTCTGTTCGGTGTTAAAGTCCATAAAGATAGTCGCACTTAAAGCACTTTTTGGAAATCCTACACGCATTTTGTAACCATCTTGGTAGAATTGCGCCATATTTACAGTCCTATACCTTTGGTTTGCTTGGTAATAGTTCTTGTAGACACCGTTTCCGTCATACCACACAATGCCCGCATTTAAGCCTAATTGACTGCCGAAGTCAAAAAAGAATGAACCTTGAGGACAGTCAAATAAATCAGTATAGTAGTAATCAGAATTTGCTGATATAGTGCCGTCTGTCAGAGTTATTTTACCCTCATTCAGTTTAAGAGTAGGAATACTACCTCCTGCAACATTAACAGTTACTACCGAATAACCATCTGCGTTATCATTAGTAGCAAGATAAGTACCATTCTGAGTTATTGATTTAGTGATAAGAGTGGCACTGCCACCTGAACCGCCACCGCCTAATCGTATACTATTAGCCATAATTATGTCCTCACAATTATTCTTACTTGCAGATCAACAGAAGGCACATTCTCGGCATACAAGGTGATCTGTCCTGTCGCTTGCCCTGCATCTGATATATTAGCCTGTTGCAACGCAAGATTATTCTGGATATTGGCTGCAGTTACCGCAAGCATAGGAAGTATCTCCTGATTGCTTGCGGCTGTTACTCCGGTAACTGGTACTGTTATCAGATGTGTTTCGCTATCCCAATCCTCAGCTTCGAGAGTATATACAACCGGGGATCCTACAAGCGAGGTGTTCATAGCCGTAATCCTGCCCTCGAGATCGTTCAAGGCTGCAGCATTAAGAGGTGAACCTTCAACAGATACAGTTCCTTCAGCTCTTGTAATATCTACCGTCTTTACATCAGAACTATCATTGACATTGGTCATAGTTCTTCTGTTCGGATACTCACTTTCTCTGTCTATCCATGTTTTTCGATTAAAGGACATTTCTTCCCTCCTTATACTAATGTATTGAACAAGCCTGTCTCGAATCCATCACCTGCGTAGAACTCGTCACCGCAATGCATCACAAGGCTCTCGTCCAGTTCTAAGAATAGGTTAACACTATCTGTGAAATCAGGACAGCTTACAGCTGATGAAGCTATTTCCTGTGCTCCAAGGATAGGATCACCATCTGTATCAAGGATCTGTGTACCCTCAGCATCGAGGATATAGTCTGCCTCTGCCGTACCGCCTACATTGAGTAAGCTGAAGTTGTCCGTTGCCTGAATAGCATCGACACTATTGAGTGATAAGGATACGGAATCCGCAAACTCACCTGCTTCGATAGCTTCAACAACGAACAGAGGCATTTCATCACTAACCTCGATGATGCCGAGGAAGGCTTCTTCACCAACAAGGCCTTGACCGGACAGGCAGACATGAACCCCATTACGGTTAATATCGGCTGTACCACCGTTACATTCAATCGTAACAGTCCAGTCGTTACGCATACCTCCTTGTATTCCCGGTAGGACATAGTTATAGCAGTCTGTATGTATTCCGCTTTCACCGATCGTCTGAATAGGAGTATAGGCTATTTCTTCACCATTCAGATAATAATGGATTGTCACTTCCATTGGTGTATCTTCATCATCGAGAATATAATTAGCCTGTATCTCGGTCCATACCGTAGCTGTTGTATCTTCTACGGTTGCAAAATAGAAGGATCCTATCGTTTCTTCATCGACGATATCATATATCTCACTTGGGTTACTAAAAGTATAGTATCTGATAGTCTTTCCGTCCGTCTGGGAAAGTAATCCAGCGAGATTCTTATCGACCTTGCTTCGAGCATTAGCAAGTGCAGGATCGTTTCCATATCCTGCAAGCTTAAGACCATTGCTGAAGCTATAGTCTATCTTCATGACACAGCATTTAGAATTGGCTGCCCTGCCACCGGGGAAATTGAACACATCACCAAGATCGAATGCAGGATCCAGATATGTCGATACTGAAAAAGGAACATATCTGAACTTCTGCAGAGCCGTGAGGATCGCTTGCTTTCTCTCGAGCCTTACTGCATCCGTGCCATACTGCAGGAACGGGTTTGAACCGAGGTTCATCGTAAGACCATCATCGACAGGCATACCAAGGTACTCTGTCATTTGTGTCTTCATATTGACAACTGATATACCGGTGTAGAAAGTCTCAAAGTCAGAATATCGGCCATCATCAAACCTAACGTCTTGGCTAATATCCATTGTGGCTTCATCAGTCCATGTCCTGAATACAAGCTCACCATCTCTATTCATCGTTGCATAGCCACATACCGTGTTTGCTATCCATGAAATTACATCGTGCCAGTTCTCAATGTCGTTAGGTTCATAAGGTGAAAATACACCTGTACCGTTCGGAAGCTCTGCGAATTCTTCAGCTGTCATTCCGAATGTAACACCGCAGTTGAGACAAGCAAGAGCACCTATATCATACAGAGTGCCTGTCATGGTCCCTGTCATGCCTCGAGCAGTATCGAATTTACTCATATTACAATAAGCCGTGATATCCACACCAACTGCGGAATGCATAGCATCGTCAATGACAAAGACACCCAGAGGTACATCCTCAAAGGTGCCGTTGACATCGAGACCAATGCTTATTGTGAGCTTTCTGCCTTTCCATGTACCACGGTTAATCGTATTTGAGAACGGCTGTAAGAATGAGAACTTTATAGACTGAATAAACACTCCACCGAGCCTTATGTCAGTAGAATGTACAATCTGACCGCTATACGAGAAGGATCCTGCAAGAATATCATCACCTGTGAAGTTGATGTTATCGAGCTTTCCTATCAGCCTTCTTTCAATAGACTGACTATTCTGTATTATCGCTTTGTATTCTTCTGATACCGGATACATTTAGAACTCCCTGATAGTAAATGCAACCGACCAACGGCCTTTAGCAGCCGTTAGCCGTTCTGACTTCCTCATTCTGGTGTGTGAATAGTCCTCGATCCTCACATTGTATGTAACATAATCGTCCTCGATTACATCATAGAGCTTAAGTGTGAAGCTCTTCAGAAGACTGAATTCACGAAAGATCTTAACCCATGCAACATCTGCTATCTCAAACGAGCACGGAATTACCAGCTTGCTATCTCGAGTAATCTGCACCAGATCCTTACCACTTTCACTCATTGATGTAGTCTGAACCTTCGGGAACTGCTCCTGTCCATAGAAAAAGGGGATTGCTACATCATTGAACATAACAGGATATTCTTGAAGTAAACCAGCCATTATCTACCTCCTGAAATGTAGTTATTCCTCTGTTCAGATTTTACTACAACCTCGTCGATTTTCTCGCCACCGATGTATATAGGTGCTATGATCTGTATTTTTGACAGTTTGCTATCAACTACAGATCCAATATCATCCATGAGCTTATCGTGAGAGTAGATCATTTCCGTACCGGCTTCACCACCACCAAGATACTGACCGTTTGCAGCTCCGAAGATCGTTGCAGAATCGAGCAGATACGGTGTATTCATAGCCTTTTTGTACCACTGTATACTTACAGTAGGCAAAGAACCCTGACCACCGAAGCCCCAAGGAGCTTCACCGCCAGATACGGAGAAGTGTGGAAGTTTAATCTCAGGTAAACTCCAGTCGAAGTTAAACATATCAAGGAGTGAGTCTATCGCACCGCTAACAGTGTCCTTTACATTGTCAAATGTATCAGTGAATGTAGAAAGCACTTCCGCACCAAACGATGTAACCTGTCCGAAGATATCTGAGAAACCGCCTGTGAAGTCGTTATACATATCAATGAAGAACGACCCTACATCTCCGAGCAAGTCCCCAGAGAAGATGCCTGTAAACCAGTTGATAACATCATCACCGAACTTATCAGCTAAATCGAAAACAGCCAATAATGTAGACTGAACTTCATCGTATGACATGCCTAACATGCCACCTACAGCTCCGAATATTGCAAGTCCTAAGTCACCTATCAAGGTCAGAGCAGAATTTAAGATTTCCGGGAACATATCAACCATTGTTGTAATTATGTTTACGTAATATACAGGAATCAAACTCGTCAGCTCAGGGATTGCCTGAAGGAGACCTTCACCCAGAGCCAAGATGAGCTGTAACGCTGCAGAAATCAATGTAGAAAGCATAGTAGGCTCTGTAAGTGTTGTTACGATTTCGGTAACAACAGAAGCGATAGCCGGGACCATAGTAGGAAGCGACTGAGTAAGACCGTCAGCCAGAAGTAAGACTATCTGCAGACCTGCATTAAGGATCTCGCTGGCATTATCTAACAATGTGCCACCTATGATTTCAACTACAGATAAAACAGCCGGTATGATGGACGGCAATTCTTTGATGATCCCGGTTGCAATCTGGCTCACTGCCTGTGCTCCTGATGTGAGCAATACAGGCAGATTTTTTGCGATCGAAGATGCCAGAGAAGTAAGGATAGTACCGCCAATCTGAATGAATTTTGGTGCAACTTCGGAGATATTATCAGACAATTCATTGATACCGTCTTCTATAAGTTGTAGACCTTCTTCCGTATCACCTGAAAATACCAAAGCCAAGCCATCCATAGTAGTTGTGAAAGCCGGGAGAAATTCAGAAAGCATATTATTCTTAAGACCATTCAAGGATGTCTGCATTCCCAATAATGCATCTTGGAAATCAGCACCAGCCTTTACCTGTTCTTCGGAGAGGACACCACCAAGATCGTGAGCCTCCTGCTTAAGAGCATCCATTTCATCGGCCGTAAGGTTTAGCATCGGTCCTAATTCAGTTGCTCCCTTACCAAGGAGCTGACCTGCTAAATATGTTCGCTCACTCTGGTCCTCAACTCCCTGAAGAGCCGTGATAGTAGCCTCAAAGACTTCTTCCTGTGACATGCTTGCGAGCTGTTCCTGTGAGAGACCAAGCTTATCAAATGCATCGCTTCCGGTTTCTACAGCCGTTGCAAGAGTCTTCATGCCAGCCTTCAGCGACTCCATATTCGTGCCACTTATTTGCGCAATATATTGCCATTCCTGAAATGACTCCACTCCAAAACCCATCTTCTGACTAAGTTTGTCAATGGAATCGGCATAAGAAGCGGTCGAAGCTACACCATCAATAAAGGCTTTAGTTCCAGCTACCGTTGCAGCTGTCGTAGCGGTAAGTGCTGCTGCTCCTACACTTGCAGCTACACCTAAGCCTTGTGAAAGGGTAGTGCCAAAGGAATTAGCAGAACTTTCCGCACCTTTCAAGCCTTCGTCATACTGGGAAGTGTCCAGTCCTAAGACTGCAAATAATTCAAATACATTCATTGTTTAATACCACTTAACTTTTCACTCTTTGCGATCATTCTGCTCATGATATCTTCTGATTCTTCTTCTGCAGTCTTTTCATTCTCCTGCTTATTATCAAAAATGATATCTCTGAGCTTTCTCGCAAACATATTCCCGTGATCTTCGTCCTTATCCGCATCGGTGAATAGATGCTGTAAGAAAAACAGCGAATCAGAGACATACATTTGATATGCCTCTGTCCGCTGTTCAATCTCGAGCTTTGCTTTACAGTAAGTTAGGAATCGCTCTGCTGTACGTCTGCCTCTGTATTCTCCGTAGCAGGACCAGAAGAGGCTACTTCCGTATTCTGATCCTGCGAGGTAAAAAGGTCGTTGTTGATCTTTGAATAAGTTCCTATCGCAGTAAGAAGCGTGATAGGGAGCTTGAACGGATTAACAACATATTCCTCCGGTTTCTTACCTTCCAATACAGCTGCAATCTCGATAACTTCTTTCTGATGATTACGACAAGCATACTTGATAGCTTCAGTAATGCTTGTGGTATAGAGCGTGACAAACTTCTTATCCTGCATCAACGCAAAATATGGATCCCAAATGTCAGCGAGAATCTCCAGAGACTTATCATTCAGCTTTTCGAGGTTTATATCAGACATACGATTCCTTTCTTATTATCAGCCTTCACCGCCACCGGTTACAGTTACAGAGCAGAGTGCAGTATAGGTTACATAGTCCTCTGTGAAAGAAGCTATGATCTGCGTTGTACCTTCTGCAACACCTGTTACTACACCGTTCTCGACAGTAGCTACTGATGTATCAAGGCTCTGCCACCTTACCTCTGCTGTGGAAGGAATTGTGGTTGCCGTAATAGTTGCTACATTGCCTTCAGGAACGGAAATGCTCGACCTGTCAAGGACAAGCGAATTGCTCTCTTCATCATCACCGGGAACAACATAGAAAGCCATCGGTACGGTATCGATAGCGTTCATGTCTGTATGCCCAGTAATTGTTACAGCTGTATTACCCTTGCCCTTCTTGGTTGTCTTAAGGCTGAAACCATCTGTAGAAAGAGCATTCAGAAGCTGAATTGCTGCGAAGCCACCATCTGACATATCACCAACCCACCAAAGGTTGCTCTGGAAGTCAGAAAGCTTCAGTTCTCTACGAGGTGTGATCCTTGTAGCGTCATTAGGATCGATGTCAGCAGGTCCAAGAGCAAGCTTTACTCCGGCAGGAGTGATATTCAGAGCTGTTGTGCTGATCGAGCATTCATAATCATCAACCTGTTTACCCTGCATCGTGTTGTTAGGCACGTTGTCAACATCAGAAAAGTAGTCTGTAAACGTAGGCTTGCAGACAGGATTGATGCCTCCCGTTGTCGTAAAGAGGATCTTCGATCTGTCAAGAATAGGGTTAGCAGGATTAAACTCTGTGGTGATAACACCAGCTTCAAGCTGTATTTCCTTGAATGCATCAAGTTTTACCTGTGTAAATCTTTTTGCCATGTGTTTTGTTCTCCTTTACTTAGTATTTTGTCAAGAACTCAATTCCGAGAGTGATCCTATAACCTATGACTGTACTGTCAGACGGATCCGAAGTCCTTTCTGCATGTGGATCGTTTAGAGTAACATTCATATATCCACCTTCATCGAGCTTAATAGGGCTCATATCTTCGATGTATCTTGTTATCTCGTTGATCTTAGCATCAAGCCACGTCCACGATGTATTCTTATCCCAGAGTGTTGCGACAGGGAAAACAGGACCATCCAAAGCACCAAGAATAACCTGATATGTGATTCTTGGATAAGTAGCTTCTTCCGGTACACGATTTTCATCGTATGCCGGTACTCCAAATCTACTCCATAAGCTGTAATAGGACTGCTGTTTATCCATTCTTCGGTAAACTCCATTCTTCAGCTTCGACCTGCCTCAGGTTCAGTGCAGCCGTGGCAGGTGTCTCGTTGTCATCTCCATCAGAGGTAACACGAAAGATTTTTCCGTCTTTGTCTCGTTTCACTACATCGTGATACTGCAGGACTATAGTTTTCTTTGTGGAAAGTGTGTATCTATTATCTACACCCTCCTGTGAAGCTATCCTTGACTCGGTAGAATCGTCAAAAGAATAAGCTACATCGATAGGAGCACCTTCGACGTAGACTGTTATAACTCCACCTCTGCCATCGGGAATCGTCTGCTTATCCATGATGTGCGAAGGCGTCATTGCCGCATTGACTAAACTCACGGAAGACCTCTCAAACGCTTGTAAGGAACTAATCTGGAAGCAAATATTGACTTCCAGCTGTTCTTTGAGTTACCTGAATCGTCAACACCTCCGACTTCTTTGCCATAACCATAGTTTCCGAAGTTCTCGGAAGAGTAAGGTGACATTGCTATGGAATCGACGGAACCATATTTTTCCTGCCATGCCTGTATATCTGAGGCAAGGTCTATGACTGCCTGTGGAACAGCCATAGACCATATAGAACCCTCAAATATTTCATCCTTAAGGTCAGTTGCAGGATAGATATAAACTCCATCGTTCAAGTCACTTCCCAAGATTCGGAAATACTGTCCTTCTTTCAGATAGTCAGCTGTGAAAGTACCATCAACGATCTTGATAGTACCTTCTCGCTTCTGACGCCAGAAGAAGTTGTTCAAGTACAAACAAACCTCAGTTAGTGTCTTTTCCATTTATCAACCCTCACCTGATGTGTCTGTAGCTGTTGCAACAAACAGAGTTGCAGGGTTGTAGAGAACAGGCATGAACAGTCCGCTTGCCTTTGTCCACAGAACTGCAGGATCGTTCTCCGTCCACTGTGAGATATAGACATAAGGACTAACCTCGCTTGTCTCGCCCTTAAGGAGCTGCGGAAGGTCAACTTCCGGGGGATCACCCCAGAGACCAATTCCGAGCTTACCTGCAGGATTCGTTGCGAAGAACGAAATCTTATCAGCAGGGAAGTATCTCTTTGTCTTGACGGAAGGTCTGCCATCAGCACCGATCTTTGCATCATAAGCATATGTGAGGTCGTTCGTGATTACAGAAGTAATACCAAACTCTTCCTCGAGCCATGCTGTGAGAGCGGACAGTCTTACCTGTGCACCAATACCAATGTTGCCATTGATAGCCTGCTGTACAGAAGCGTGAGAACGCATCTTAGAAAGCATCTGCCTTGAAGTGAGAATGCCTGTGAGCACTACACCCTCTGCAAGTGCTGCGTCAACGATCTCCTGAATCTGTGAAGGAACGTCCTGACCCTCACCGAAGTCAATAGTCTTGTTAAGGTGGTTAGCTGCAACACCGTAATCAACTGTCAGATCAAGGTTGTTCTCCTTGATAGTGATCTTACCGGAATACATCAGCTCGTTCTTAGCAACCTTGGATCTGGTGATAACCTGATCTGCAAGACGGATACCGTCACCGAGAACATAGTCATAGAGTGCATCTTCACGAATACCCTGATGGATCAGTGCTCTCATTCTCTCGGACTGGTTGAGCTTAACCTTGATAAGACCCTTCTCGATATTGTGAGTATCGATAGGAGCACGGAACGTTGTCTGAGATTCTGTATCGAAGCCGTGGAACTGAGCCATTACAGGGATCTGATACTCAGATGCGATCGTCTGCCACTGAGCAGCGATATTGTCTGTCTTATCATCACCAAAAAGGCCATCGATAGGATCATTCTGTCTTGTAGGGTTGAACTCTGTGTTCAGCCACTCTGCCTCAGGAATTAAACCGAGAACATCATTTTCAAACTTACCCATAACTTACACCTCCTCAGGTCTTGTAACTGTAGGCTCGCTTACGAATCTAAATCCACGTGCGATAAGTGCTGTTTTAGCCGCACTTGCAATCCTTACATCAGACTTAGCATAGTAAGTCGTGCCCTCTGTAACTGTGGTATCTGTAGTAAGAGTGTAAACATATGCGCCTGCACTTCCAGATCTCTCATACCAACCTTTTTCAGCAGGATTATCGCCAGTTTCGGGTGTAACTGCATCATAGCTTTCGCCTGTGATTGCAAGTCTATCCTCATAAACATCACCCTTTGTTACTACTGATCCGGGCATGTTACCTGTGCTTACATCAACATCCTCATATGTAATGCCGATTGCATTTCCATCGTTAGTAGGATATGCAGTACCCATCGGTACATACTTACCACCGTTTTCCGCAGTCTTTACAAGTGCACTATCCTGATTAAACTGCCTTGTCTCTCTAACACATTCCTCATGAGCGAGGAAGTATCCGGGTGCATACACCTTACCCTGTGTTGCATTTCTCTCAATAAAAGACATTTTTATTCCTCCTTGCCTTTATTGCCGTACATACTTTCCGTATGCTGCTTGAATAACTCTGCCGCTCTGGAAGGCTTGGTCTCGTCCTTACCACCATTGGATCCAGCTCCCGGGTTACCTATATCAGCACCCTTCTGTCCTGTGGTAACAACGAACTCGGACCATGTCTCCTTTACTCCGGCAGTGATCTTGTCTGCGTCCTTGACGTTTCCTTCTTTGTCGAATGCTATTGCTTCGATCTCACTCGGTGAAGCCTTGACTACGATATCAATTCGCTTTTCAGAGATACCGGCATCCTTGAGAAGTTTGCGATATGCTGCTTCCTTCTTAGCCTTTGTCTCTTTAGCCTCGACTTCTGCCTTGTACTTGTCGAACTCGGCTGTCTTATCGCTCAACTGCTTCTGAACTTTAGCCAGTTCACTCGGATCGTCTTCAGACTGCTTGCTCTTGAGTTCATCCAACTGCTTCTGGATTTCGTCTTTGCCTTCCGCATCTTCTTTGTACTTGTCTCTTTCTGCCTTGATTTCGTTCACAACCTCAGTATATCTTTCGATGATCTGATCCTGAGCCTTTTCTTCAATGCCAAGTGCCTCGAGAAACTTCCTTGTAAGTGATGCCATAAATAATCTCCTTTGCTTCGGTGAAATTTGCTTTATTCATTAGATTATATTTTCGTTTATATCACAGTTGATTTTCATTTGCAAACAAACAAAAGCAAATAAAAGAAAAATAAAAGCAAAATGGAAATCAAATGAAAAGCGGATGCTTTCGCAATGCATCCGCTTCCTTTGTGGAGGTAACATAAGAATGACACAACCATCCAAAACCTACTTAAGTATATCATTCCTTAAGTTGTGCCTCAAGCATAGCCTGATACTCTGATAGGTGAGCCGTAGCACCGAACTGAATGAAGTGTCTTCCCGGTACTCCCTTGCTCGTTCCAAACTCCTGATATGGTGCATACTCGACATTCGTGCCAATATACACCTGATTATCCACTACGGCATGATCTATACTCGTCTTAAGTCTTCCTGTATCGACAGGAGCCACAGAAGCAGCTGTGCTTGCTGCATCGAGACCGATCGCATCAAGCCATACGGCCATCTTCTCCTTCATTTCAGCTGTGACTGCTTCAACGTTACTTTCTATCTTTACGCTTGATATTGGTGCTGCCATACTATTTCTCCTTTTCTGCTTTCTTTGCTTGCTTTTCTGCTAATCTATCAGCTGCTCCTTCCTTCTTGGATTGGAAAGCCTGTTCCTTGGTATCAATATC